TATCTTAGTTATCATTACAGCTTGTATTAACTTGTATAATAGATTTACAGGTGATAAGAAGAATGAATTCGAGTCTGGAAATGGGAGAAAACCTTCCAAACCTAAGACTGCACGTCGGAACTTCATAAGAAACGTACCTCAAATATCCCTAACAACCGATGTTCAATGCCAAGACATCATTAAGAAAGTGCTCAAATCCAATGCTTATGAACTGAGATTCAAGAGAAGTGAAGAGATGCCATATTCTCGTTCCGGTCAAGGTCTTTTCATCACTAATAACTTCATGTTAGTACCCCACCATTTCATAGATTTCTATCTTGAAGTATTGGAAGAAGGCGATCATGATGCATTGATAGAATTAGTGCCGTCTTACAACGAAAGTTGCAAGATATCTACAGTTACTATGTTGTTAAGAGATTTCTTAGGTGTCACAATAGAAAATGGAAAGTTATCTTCTCCAGCCAATGCAAACCAAACCCCTACATTATTGAATACCGATTTGGCTGTAATTGAAGTGCCACGTGTTGCTCCCAAAGCTAACATTCTCAAGTACTTCGCAGAACAAGCATACGTAGAAAGTCTTAAGTCCAGACTCACTGTGTGGCTCGGTCAAAACGCTAAATCAGTCGAGTTGACTCAAGCAGCAGGTAGGAAAAGATGTGAGGTTGTAGTAGACAGTAAGAACTACGAATCATTTGCACTACCTACTACTATAGAGTATAATATAGCCACAAAAGTGGGGGATTGCGGAGCCATTCTAGGAATAGCTGATGTATCCAATCCCACCCGTAAGATATGCGGGATGCACGTAGCAGGGAATAGTTCCTTTGGAATCGGATACTCAGCCATCATCACTTACGAAGACTTGGTAGAATTCTTTGAGCATATTAAGAGAACTGAAGAACTAAAATCTGATCTCGGCGTGAATACTTCTGAGATACAGTGCGATGATGGTAAATTGCTTAATTCTTTAAGGGTTGTGGAAGCAGGTGCACCCCCTGTTACTTATCCATTCAAGACCAAGATCATAGAATCTCCCGCGTATGATAGATTACTGCCTAGTAACATGAGACCTGCTAAGGTCACTTTACCCAATGAAGAGATTTCAGAATCTAATCCATGGTTCAACAGTTATCAGACATATAACATGAATCCCATATATGGCGATTCTCAGAAAATAAAAAGAGCTGCCCATCAATATAAGGATATGTTATTCAGTAATTCACATATTTATGTTGAACCAAGGATCTACACCTATGAAGAAGCG